CTTCTTTGCAGCAGCTTTTGCTTTTGCAATTCCTTTAGGGCCGTATGAATAATGTTTACTTCCTACTTTTGGCATTAGAGCTCCTCTTTAGATTCCCGGACAGCTTTTGCTATCTCAGTTAAGTTATTGTCCATATCTCTTTCGTTTTGCATCTCAGCTTCTTGTAACCCTGCTGCAACTTTAATATCTGTCTGTTGCTCTTGTGATTCAATCTTTTCTCTTTCTAGTTGACCCTTACGTTCAGATTCTTTATCACGTTGACTAAGTTTCTCGTACTCTAACCCTAGCTGATCCTCAAACATCTTACGCTGAGGGTCTTGTTGCTGTGCAGCCTGTGCTTGGGCTAATGCTTGTTCTTGCCCTGTGATTTGTTGTGTCGCTTGTGCCGCAGCTACTGCAATCTGGCTTTCCACTTCAGGCGGCAACTGTGGCATTTCACCGTTTGGCCCTGGTTGTGGTAGTTGCACCCCTTGCTGTGCTAAAATTTGTTCCATCTGAACTCGGTATTTTAATGCAATGTGTTCTTGCATATGCGCTTGTAGTGCCGACATTGCTTGTGGGTTTTGTTGTAGCTGAGGACTTTGCATAAATGCAGTATGTGCTTGAATATGCGCATCGTGATTCTGTTGGGGAAATGCTTTTAATGGAACAGTCATTAATGAGTCCATATTTTCCTGAACAGGATCTTTTGGTGTGTTTTCAAAATCAGGAATTAATATGTCATCAATATCTTTAATATTTAATGCAATATACATTTTACGAAATGCTTCTTTCATATTATGAATCTGTGGAGCACTCTGAGCCATCTGTAATTGTGTTTGCGCTAGTATAATTCGCTGAGTAGTGCTAAAAATATTAGGATCACAGACAGGTATAACATCTACGCTATTATCAAAGTCTTCGGCAAATACTGTCTGCTGTGCCCCTTGTACTTGGTATGGATACTCAGGCGGTAGATACTCACCGAATAATCTTTTTAAAATTTTAAATTCATTCCGTTGTGCATAATGCAGCCGTTTATGAATTGAAGAAATAACTTTCTGACCTTTCTCTAAAAGAGCAACGGTTGTTCCAACCGGAGCTGAACTATTGCTGTCTCCTGTCTGTTGGTCCATAACAGCAGCAAACCGCTGACCAGACTCAACTAATAACCCTAAAAGCTGCGCTAATGTTGCACTTGGCTCTTTATATGGGAGAGGCATAAATGATTCACGAATACTACCTCCTGGGGCGTCTACATCACGCCACTCTCCTGGTTGTACCGGATCGTCGGCTCTCTGAATATTTAATCCACGAGATTTAAAACCAGCCGGTAAGTTAGCAAGAGTTCCTGCATCAATTAACTGTCGGAGGATTGCAGTCGCAGACCTAGTCACTCCACCAATCATGTGAATTAACCCAAATCCGTAAAATCCTAATCCTGGGAGGAATTTATAGTGCGTAAAATACTCAATTTTCTTACGCATTGGGTCGTCTTCTGCATAGTTCTGACGAATAGCTAATACTTCATTATTATCTTGACAAATTGTAACAATATAGGGAAGAGCTAATCCTGTCGGCTCTCCATCCTGTCCTTTATGCTCAAAACCTTCTATATCTAACTCAACGTGACATTCTAATAATGAATAATCTAAAGATGCCCCAGTTCTTGTAACACCGTCTAACTGATCAATCTTATCCTGTACCGCACTAGTGTCATCAATCGAATTCGGTGAAGTCATTTCAACATCACGATAAAAATTACTCAATTGCAACTTGAGTAAATCATTTTCTGTCATTTTAATAACGTGGGTAATACGCGGCGTTGTATGTAAATCTGTAGTGCTGTATGGAACAATTAAATCTTCAGCTTTAACGAAGCGAGAGACTACTCTCCCCATCGAGGGGTCGTAATAACACTTTTTAAACGCAGATCCTGCTAATGGTAGGAAGAATAACATTTGATCCATCTCTGGGTCGTACTCTTCCATCTTATACATAAGCTGGTAGTTCATAAAATCCTTAACACGATTTGCTTGCATCGCTTTAGGATCGTTTGACGCCCCCATTACCTTGGTATCCACTGGGCCATTAGCTGGTAATAGCTCTTTATATGCTTGAGCTTGAAAATGAGTAGTTGCTTCTGCTAACAATGGGTGGTATACGCCACTTGAACCCTCGAAAGGTTCACTTCGGCTCTCGCTGTCTATGCCTAATAGGTCAAGACCTTTCTTAAAGGTGTTATACCAGTCTTCTCGGGAGGCTACGTCTTCTTGATACGCGTTTATAAGCTCATTGCAGATTTTAGAAAGCGTACTTTCGTCAATATACTCAGCCATGTTCTCACCAAAGGGTATTTCACCTTCAGCTTGCAACTCTTCAGGGTAAACGACGTTGTCGTCCTCGTCAAAAAGGACTTCTATCGACTCCTCAGTCTCAAGATCTTCTGGAACTTGGATTTCTGCCATAATGCGCCACCATACTCTTCTTTTTTAACTCAGTAAATTAATAATAAGTGCGTGCTCTTGGGTAATATTCTTGTTCATCGTCATAATCACTCTCTAGCCGCAAAAATCCCCCTGTTCTAAACCGCATTAACGCTAATGTGGTTGCATCCACACAATCATCGTTCTCCCCGTTTGGAAAATCAACAATTTCGTCCATGAGCTCTTGAGCCCAAGACGTTTCTGGGAGCCAAACACGTCCTTCTTGAAAAATTGCGCTAACTGCGTTCAGCCGTGCAATCTTATCCTGTCCTTTATTCGGTGAATAGGTGTTAATAGGGATACCTAACCTGCGTAATTCTTGGGTTAACGGAATCCCCGAAGCTTTTGTTTCTATAATAATTGAATCCGGTTCCCAATATTCGTATAACCGCATGGCTTCACGTTTTAACTCTGGGAAATCTAAGCGTTCTTTTACACAATCTATCAAAACAATGTGTGCATCCTTCCCACTGTACAGCTGATCTCCTATTTTACCTTCCGGATAGAAAACTCCCCACGTAGTAATAGCCGTGTAGTCAGCTCGTTCAGACTTTAAAAACGCAGTGTCGTAACTTTGAATCAAATAGTCGCAAGTCGGAGGCGTATCTTTTGGCCATGTCTTAAACCAATCCTTGGGTATGATAGATATTCCTTCCCCAGTAGGCCGCTGCATGTATTGAGCCGCCCACTTTGAAGGCGGGATAGAAGCCTTAGTCGCATCTAGTTCTTCTAACTTCCAAAACTCTGGCCACAGTGGTTTTCCTGAAGGCATTATTGCAGGAAATTCTATTAACTCCCACTCATCCCCCCCTTTCTCCTGTGTCATCCGTTTAATTAACTTACCCGTTAAATCTTTCTTAGACCAACGAGTCATGACAATGACAATTGCACCTCCTGGTTGGAGACGTTGACGTGGACCAGTTTGATACCACTCGTAAGCTTCGTCTAATGCTTTGTCCGAAAACGCATCTTGTTCAGAGTGAGGGTCGTCAATGATAAACAGATCAGCACCACGACCTGCTAATGCGCCACCAATACCAGACGCGTAATACTGTCCACCTTGTGATGTTGTCCATTTACCCGCGCTTCGTGAGTCAGCCTTTAATTCTGTTGCAGGAAATATCTCTGCGTAATCTTCACTCTCAATTAAATCTCGTACTCGTCTACCAAAGTTAATCGCTAAGTCAGCCGTGTGCGTTGCTTCAATGATTTTTAACTTAGGACGTTTTCCCAGTAGGTACGCAGGAAACAGATATGATGCAAATTCAGATTTTGTATGTCGTGGGGGCATATTGATAATGAGACGTTTTGATTTGCCCTCGGCAATTTTATCAAATGCATCTGCCATTTTTTTATGATGAGAACCAGCAATAAACTCTGGCCAAATATTTTTTACAAAATCATAAAAAGTAGAAGCAGACGAATCTCGTTTTTCTCGTAACTCTAACTCTTCAAGAAGGAGCGTGAATTCTTTTGCTTCATTCTTAGCTAAGAATGAAAGGTCTACGTCTTTTAGATCCTTGAGGATATCACTCATTTTGGATTCTTTCGCTGGATCTAGGCATTATCTACTTAGGTAGGTCCGTGGCCAAATTTAGGTCCATCCCCTTGTCGTCTAGCACGCCTCTCCCGCATACGAGGTCTTTCCTTAATTTTTCTAGCCAGTGCGGCTACTCCTTGAGCCCCCATTTCACCGGCCCCATACCCAGGAATTAAATATTTCGCAAGTCTGCGCTTTTCTGCTGGGTCATCTGTTTGTTTAATAGCCTGTAAAATCTCAACCTGTGCTACCCCAGGAATTTGGCTCTTTGCTAAGTCTATGACACCTTGTTTTATTCCAGCTCCAATACCACCGTCACTACCCTCGGCGTAGCGAGCAGGCAGTAAGGCTCTGTAATCAGCATCACTAAGTTCTTTGCCCGTGGGAGCTGAACCTTCTTCTTTCGCTTTAAGTTGAGCTTGTCTTCGAAGACTGTCTTTCATCGATTGCATTCTACGTCCTGCTCGAGACAGTTCCCCCATTTTACCTATACCCGTGCTGGGTTGCGCTGTTTGTTCTTTCGGAAGATTCATTATTTCCTGGTACAAATCAGCTATTTCTCTTGCATCGCTAACTAACGGATCTCCTTCTTCGGAACTAGAATAAGTGATTGACCGCTCAGTTAAATTTCCTTCGGGGTCATGCGCATCAATCGTCATATAATCTTGGTCTCTTCCAAACAAGCCCTCTAGTAACCCCATAACTCCTGCATCTTCACTTTCTACAAGATCACCCTCAGCG